TTACAAGCGGAGATCCGGTATTTACTGCTGATTCCGCCGTTGTGTAAGGAGGAGGCTAGATGGAGAACAAGATCAGAATCGCCTCTGGTGTAAAGAAAATTGAGGTGAATGACGAAGGGGAGTTTATCTCGCTCCCCGTTGCCGATGACAACTTCGTTGTCCGCTTCTATCGCCTGATGGATGGAATCGGGGAGCGGGCCAAGGAGATCGGGAGCGAAATTCCGGAAGATATTACTGGAAAGATCGAGGCGGTGGAAAAGGTCGTCGCGGTGGAGAAGGAAACAAAGCGGGAAGTGGACGAGCTTTTTGGGGATGGCACCTGCCGAAAGGTATTTGGCGATATCCTTCCGAGCATGGACTTGTTTGTGGAGTTTTTTGGATCACTGCTTCCGTTCTTTGAGGAGTACAAGCAGGACCGAATGAGAAGGATGGGGAAATATGGGGCAGAGCGCACAGGCTCCAGCCTTTAATATCCTGCTGGACAGGTTGCCAGATAGTTACCAAGGGTGGCTAATCCGCACAGATTACCGGATTGGGATACAGATCGCTCTCTGCCTACAGGACGAGGAGCTTACCCAGGAGGAACGTGTTACGGAGGCTGTTTATCTTCTGTTTGGAAATGGACAGCCTCCCCTCCAAACAGCAATGGATGGTATTGCGTGGTTTTTACAATGTGGACAGCCAAAGCGGGAGGATGTTCCGGCGACCGCCTCCTCACAACGGTTCTGGTTCGACTTTGACCACGCTAGAATATGCGCTTCGTTCCAAAAGACTTTTGGAGTGAAATTGCACAGGGAGAATCTACATTGGTTTGAGTTTATGTCCATGCTGGATTGTGTGGATGAAGATTCTTCCCTATCAAATGCGATCCAGCTCCGTGGAACGGACACCTCCAAAATGAAGGGAAAGCAGAAGCGGGATACAGAGCGGGCCAAACGGCTGCTGACACCGCCAGTCCATTATTCTGAGAGCGAACAGGAAGCGATAGACGAGTTTTTCTCCAAGATAAAATGAACTGCCAGAACGAGGTGAGGACCAATGGCAGATAGATACGATGGCAGTGTACGCATCAAGACGGATGCTGACACTACCCCAGCGGAAAAGCAGCTTAAAAAGCTTCAGGAGAAGTTGGCCAAACAGACAGAACAGGTGGACAAGCAGGCCGCCGCTGTCAAAAAGCTGAAAGAGCAATATGACCAATTGTCCGCTGGAAAAACGGCCCCGAAAGGGGTGAGCCAGATGGAGCGGGATCTGAAAAAGGCCCAGGCGGAGGCCGCCAAGCTTGATGCTGAGTTTCAGAAGATCAACACCATGGCTGAATTTGACCGGCAGGCATATGGAAAGGTGGACCCAGGGCGGGAAAAGGAATTGAGCGAGATTGCCCAGCGGCTGGCCCAGGCGGATGCCAATGTGGATGAGTTGAGCCGGAAGCTGGAGCAGCTTCGGGTGAACCCGTCGGCATCCGAGGATGCAAAGCGTCTGGAGGAGAGTTTAAGAGCGGCGGAAAAAAGGCTGGAGGAGCTACAAGCTGCCGCCGCAAGCACCAAGAGCCAGATATCCGACTTGAGCGCACAGACCACGGGAGGCTTTGCCAAAGCGGTAACCCGTTTGAAATCTTTTGCGAAACAGTTGGGCAGTGGAGTGACAGGGGCAGCCAAAAAAGCCGGACAGGCAGCTGGATGGCTGAAAGAAAAAATAACTGCTCTTGGCCGGGAAAAAGGATTTGATAAGGCTGGAAAATCGGCGCAACGATTTTCCACACGTCTAAAATCTATCGTAGCTGGAGCCCTGTTTTTTAACATCATCAGCCGGGGGCTGACGGCGCTAACTCAGCAAATTGGGAAATATCTGACTGCAAACCAGCGGTTTTCTGACGCTCTATCCGGCATTAAAAGCAATTTGCTAACCGCATTTCAACCAATCTATGACACAGTTATGCCAGCGCTAAACACGCTGATGGAAGGTTTGGAGCGTGTCACGGCACAGATGGCGGCCTTTATCGCCTACGTCTTCGGCACAACAGCCCAGCAGGCCCAGGAAAACGCCGACGCTCTGTATGACCAGGCCAACGCCACTGAGGAAGTTGGAAAAGAGGCAAAGAAGGCGAAAAAATACCTGGCCTCCTTTGATACCGTTGAAAGGATCGGAAAAGAGGAGGCTGGAAGCGGGAATACCGTGTCCGGGCCAAAATTTGACACAGATTTCTCAAAGGTGGAACTGCCCCAATGGTTAAAGGATTTTTGGAAGGTATTTCAAGATAGCTGGGAGCAGTACGGCGCAACCACTCTCCAGGCTTTTCGAGACGCTCTGTCTTCCATTGGCGAGCTGCTTTCCGCAATCGGCGCTTCCTTTATGCAGGTTTGGACAGGAGGGCAGGGGCTTGACTTTCTGAATCTCATCCAGCAGGGGTTGCAGATCATTTTGGGAATCGTGGGTGATATCGCCTCCGCCTTTACGGCCGCATGGAACAGCGGGACCGGACAGGCAGTATTGGATGCCCTGTTCTATATGCTCAATTCGATTTGGAACCTGATTATCAGTGTTGGCCAATCATTTCGTGAAGCTTGGAATGATGGAAGCGGGGTGGAGATATGCAATACGATCCTAGACATTATTCGAAACATTTTCGAGCTTGTTGGAAATCTGGCCAACCGGATCAGAGAGGCGTGGGAAGAAAATGACAACGGAGTGGCTATCTGGAGTGCGATTTTGGACATTGTAAAAATCGTACTTGGATTTTTTGAACGAATCACAGCGGCAACACTAGAATGGACAAAAACACTCGATATTAGCCCTCTTATGAACGGAATCAGGAGCCTTTTAGAGAGCACAGCCCCATTAATTCAGGTGATTGCGGCACTTGTATCCGACTTTTGGAGTAACACTGTGCTTCCTTTCTTGTCCTGGGTCATTGAAGATGCACTTCCTGTATTGCTATCCCTATTGTCAGACCTTTTTACATTCCTAGCTGAGAATCCACAGGTGCTTGTGGATTTAACAGGACTGGTCGTCGCCTTTATCGCTGCATGGAAATTGGCATCTGTGATTTCCGCACTCTCCAAGCTTAATTTTCAAGTTGTATCGCTCACCTTTATTTTTGGCGTGTTTTTGACTTTGATTTTGGATATTGCAGATGCTTGGAAAGATATGACAGGTCTTGAAAAAGTCATATCTGTATTGGGACTGCTCGTTACTGCCGCTGCTGTTGCGGCAATTGCGGTCGGCGCATTACAGTCCGCTTTAACAATGGGGGTTGCGGCCATTGCTATTGCTGCCGGAATTACAGCCATTGTAGCGGCTGTTAACTCTGCAACTAATAGAGCCAATAAAGCCACAGCCTCTATAAGTTCTGGTGGGCGGTCAATCTCTGGTTACTCATCTACTGAACTATCTAATATCCCCCACCTAGCCTCTGGTGCCGTAATTTCTCCTAATAGTGAGTTTCTGGCGGTGCTTGGGGATCAGCGCAGCGGAACAAACATCGAAACGCCTTTGGCGACGATGAAACAGGCGTTTATGGAGGCCATCTCCGAGATGGGAGGAGTTGGGGGAGAAACGGCGGTCAACATAACCTTTGACGGGTCGCTCGCACAGCTTGCTAGAATTTTGGAGCCAAAAATCAGTGTTGAGAGCGCCAGAAAGGGTCCGTCCCTGGTAAGCGGAGGTGTGTTCTGATGGCGGGTCTGTTTACTGTAGACGGAGTTTCCTATAAGGTTCGTGTCCCGGCAGGAGGTCTGACACGGAGCTTCCAGGTCCTGGACGGGAAAAACGCCGGACGACTCCTGTCCGGGACCATGGAACGGGATATCATCGGGACGTTCTACAACTATCAACTCCAGATTGAGCGGGAGGGGGCGAGCCTCGAGGAGTACGACCGGCTCTATGAAGTCCTCTCCGCTCCGACTAGCTTCCACTCTGTCACATTCCCATACGGACAGAGTACGCTAACTTTCCAGGCGTATGTCACGGAAGGGAGCGACAACCTGCTGCGTCAGTCTGGCGGAAAAAATTATTGGACAGGATTAACCATCAAGTTTGTGGCTAAGAGCCCGGAAAGGACATGAGATGTGGAATAACAAGATTAGATATCTGGATCATGTCTTTGGGGAAGAAGATGACATCAAAAAGGGAAACTGTTATTTGGTCGGTACACTGTTGGGAGATTCTTTGTCCATTAACACCCTGGAATTTGACGTGGAGAGTGACGATTCCACACTAACACAGTTCAAACGAAATGACCCGGTTATCTATGAACACAATGGAAAACAGATCGGCATTTTCT